GCTTTGGGCCGTACTTGTCGCTTTTAAGCGTATCAATATAGTACCGGCTCACGAATTGAGGGTTGCGCCCTTCATGAACGCGGCTCTCGTCGTAAAACTCGACCATTGGGTCACGGTCATTGACGATAGAGTTTGAACGGCCGTAAGTGTCGCCGGTGAGAATGACCTGAATGCCCCAAGGGCGACCCGAAACAGGGTCAACAATTGTTCCAGATTTTAACATGATTTGTCCTTTGTTAAAGTTAGCTCGAAGTTATTCTATTATGTGGTTGATGGTTGCGTCAATTCTTAAATCAAAAACATAACGCGATGATTAGCAGCCAATAGCCGGCAATCGTTAGAATTATCCAGTCGATTAGTTCTTTCATAGTTGCCCCCTAATTTTTAAGTTGGTCTGAGAACCAGTTCAGGAAATTGATATCCTCGGATAGCTTGCCCTGAATATGAACGGATAGCGTCCTATCTTCACCAGTTGCATAGTCGGTTGTTTCAGGGTGACTTGAAAACCAACAACCTGAATGGACCTCGCTTGAACTGCACTCAACGATTCCAAGATTGCGGCAAGTGTCCAGAATTGATTCAAGGTCGTCGGTCACTTCATAGTCACCTGGATTTTTCTTGATGTCGGCAAGTGTTTCTTCGTCCCGAGTCGAATATTCCCACGGGTCAAGATAAAAGCCAGTATCAGAGAAGTCGCCATGTTCGGCAGACTCAGGGGTTGTTTTTGAATAGGTAAATGAAACAGTGACCTGCTTTTCTAAGTCGTACATGATTTCTCCTGGTTTGGGTTAGCTCAACTCATTATTCAGGCCCGCCAACCTGAAGCTGACGGGACTGGTAAGGGGTCAAAGCTGTTTGTCTGAATCCCACTCGCCCATGATGATTACACCAGCGTCGCAATTAATCCCGGCAACGTTCCAACCCTCCGAGAGTAGGTAATTGACCGCAACTTCAACCGCGTGCCCGAATTCATAATCGTAGGGGATAGTCTTAGAGCGATTGAACCGCTTGTCTATTAGCTTCACGCGGCTGCCTTTAGTGTTAGTTGGTCCAAGATACTTGAAGCTCAAAATACGGGTAGACATCCCTGTAATTTCC